CCTTAGGCAGTTCTGTTATCTCCTGGATAGGTACATTGAGAAGATTAGCATCGATTCGCTCTGCAATTTTCTCCTCAGCCATCTCAAGCGTGATGTATAGTACGTTTTTCCCTCCCAGGAGTGCGGAAGATGCCACATGGCACATAAACAAACTTTTACCGACACCAGTGCCAGCAAGAGCAATGTTAAGTGTTTTGTTCGGGAGACCACCTTTCGTAATCTTGTTGAAATACTCAAGGTCGAACTCGATTTTGTCTTCCTTGCGGTGATAAGACTCGTAACGTTGCTCATAATCAATCAGATAGTCGTGTCCAATATGAGTATCGAAAGAAACTGCCAGAGCATCTGACAGGATACTAGGAATCGCATCACGATCCTTATTTTCATCCTTACCATCAGCCAGTGCGATGGACTCCATCAGTGCCAAGTAAATAGCACGATCACGACACCACTTCTCTGTGGTGTCTACTAACCAATCAAAGTCTGTCGGTACATCCTCAAGGTAACTAATGAGTTGAGTGATTTCCTTAAAAGAGGAATCATTAATATCAGACCTCCTCTCTACCTCAATACAGAGAACCTCCTTAGTTGGTGGTTCATTATACTCCTGCACAAACTTGAGAATCTCCTCAAAGAGAATCTTTTGATTGAAATCCTCATAGTAATCCGACTTAATGAAAGGAACTACCTTGCGGAGATATTCTTCATTATGAATCAGATTCCTAAGGATTAGAATTTCAACTTTGTCCATGTGGTATATCAAAAACGAATGTTATCCTTGTTTCATCACCGACATTCACCGTGCCGTGAGGAAGTTTATTGTTAAACCAAAGGAGAGTTCCTGGTTCAACGATGACAGTTTCTTTGCCGCAGAAATATTGATACCTTCCAAGTATGGAAAGATGATATCTGTTTCTGCTCAGATAATACGTTCCTTCATCAATATGTGCTCCTACAATCTCATCTACAGGGAGTGAAAGAAAACCGCATCTGTGAATGTCTGCATTCTTAAAGTGCTTGCGTATGATCTTTCGGATCTCACTATGATGTGCGTAGGCAGGGGTTTTAATGTTGATCTCAGAGTCTCCCACAAAGTCATCTTTGTGTTTGACACCACCTATTATAAGTTGTAATGCACTTACTGGCAAGTCTGAGAATCCTCTGTCAACAAGAGACTGAGACCCTTCCAGATTCTTCTGGTGGTCCCAGTCTCCTGGATATTTCTTCAGTTGTTGTATGACTTTAGATACGTTGATTCCAGTCTTTAAAACCTTAATCATGAACCGTAACTAAACTCCTCTTTAGCAATCTCATCCAGTTTCTCCATCACCTCAGGGGTGAAGTATGCTTCTGGGTCTTTGTAGATTGCCTTGGCATAAACTTTCTTACCATCTATCTCATAACGACCTGCCACGTTCTTCCAGAGACCACCGAGTTCGCCCAACTCCAATAGACCATAATATCGATCAAGACCACGCTCATCGTAATAAAGGCGCACCGTAACATCTTTGTTCTCCTTACTTAGACGCGACTTAGCAGTCTTAGCCTTGATAAGATTTCCGACGACTTCTGTTCCATCCTTTTCTTTCTTTTTGCTGAGATAGATGATTGTAGATGCAGCATACTTGAGTCCACTGCCTCCACCCATTTCTTTTGTAGGAACATAAGCGCCAATGACATCGTAGGTGTGGTTGGTAACGATCATGGGGATGTTTGCTTGTCCAAGTTTCAGAGTCAGCATTCTGAATGCACCTTTGACCAGTTGAGATTTGGTCATGTCACGAACTTGTTTGTCGTTCAGTGCGTCAGTGATCTCCTTCTCTGTGGACAGCATACCTAAAGAGTCTAGCACAAACATGCAAGGTTTGCGTTCATCTTCAGGTTTTTTCAAGTATATATCAACTGCCTTCAGAGCTTTGGTCCTAAACTCCTCAATTGTAACAACATTGACAACAACCAGTCGATCTAGGTCGATCCCACGACTTGCGATAAGAGATTTGTTAACAGCGGCTTCAGTGTCAAAATATAGACAATACCCATCAGGATGAGAATCCAGGAAGTTTTTGACAACTGCAAGCGAGAAGAAAGTTTTTCCAGTGCTAGACTCACCAGCAATGGCAGTAATCTTATTCCCAGATACACCACCAAATATAGACCCTGAAACAAGTCCGTTAAAAATAAACGAACCTGTGTCAACATACTTTTCTGTGTCGTCGATGTCTGCGGCGAGTCTTGTGTAGTCATCTCCGATTTCTTTTACAATCTCTTTTAAGAAGTCCATTAAATTACAAATCCAAATTGTTCACGAGCGATCTTTTTGTAAGCACCACCTGGGTATTGCTCACGGATATCCTTCATCAATTTTAGTTTTTGATACAAGGCAGAGTCTCCACCGAGGCGAAGTGCGCTAACGATAGTAGCAAGTTCTTTATCGTCAATAGGAAGGTCCATCAACCAAAAAATAGTTCTAAGTTTACAGTTTTTTCTACACTCCAACCAATAGAGTCAAGAATCGTTTTGAGTGGTTCAAGGAAAGACTTCTCAAATTGTAGGTCATAGTCAACATATTTGTCAACGCCAAGTTCTTTGGGAAAGTCCTGAATGAAAGAGATTACATTCTCATGAATAATGTTCGGTTTCTTCAGATAACAAAACTTGATTTTCTCACCATTCTTGATCAACGAATACTTATTATCAAGTTTGTTCTTCAGGATGTAGTAGTTGAACAGTAGTGCGCCACGAACGTGAATCGGTGTGCCCTTGATATAAATGTCAGAATGAGATTTATACTTCATGACATCAGATACTGACCGAGGGAAAGAAACTTGCTCAGGCGGCAACTTCTTAAACTCCTCACGACTCTTATCAATGAATGAAATCATATCATCCTCTGTGCCAGTCATCAAAATCTGAAACGCATCCTTCAACATCTTTCGACAAGGTGCAGGAGTGGATGATTTAACAGATTCAATACCCATCACTTTCAGTTTGGGATCTTCATAACGAACACCCTCACTATCCCATACATTGAGAATATATCGCTTCTTCGCAGTCCAAATGCCACGATCAGCAATATTCTCACGCTTCATTTGCATCTTCTGGTCATATGCCGAGACATACGTCGCCAGGTTCTGATAGCATTGATCGATATACGGTTCAAACTTTTCTTCGCAGATCTTGTTAAGTAAGGAAACAACTGCTGCTTTATCGCCAGACTTGTTACCAAAAAATTTATTAACAAGAGGTCCAAGATTAAGATAAATTGAGTCGGTGTCAGACGCAATAACGTAATCCTCTTCGGTTGTTTGCAACAGTTTATTTAGATACTGGTTCATCTTACTCTCAATCCAACGGATAGAGACTTGACCAGAAAGCGTAATCGCCTCCGCATTGGCCAGTTTATAATACCTAAAATACTGATTACCGATTGCACCATAAGCAGAGTTGAGAGAGATCTTCTTTGCCATCTGGATATTGTTGCAACGAGCGATCTCTTTCTCCAACGTCTTGGTAGGAGTCTTTTCATAATCTTTCTTTGCCTGAATCATCTTCTTTTTGAAGATGACACGATCGCCGTACATCTTCTCCATCAACTCTGGCAGGAACCCACGCACATCCTTACGATACATTGCACCATTAGCACATACTGCATTATCCTTATAGAGTTCAAAGTTTATTTCTTCCTTAAGGATTCTATCAACTGAAGCTGTGGGATGTTTTTCATCCAAGAGTGTCTCTGGGGAAATATTGTACTGCATAATAAGATGAGGGTAGAGACTATTAAGGTCAAAACTAACCACCCAATCATACTTTCCTGGAATCGGTTCCTTGACATAAGCACCTGCGTACTTTTCGTTTTTGTCAGATCTAATCTTGGGCGGAATGACAATATTCCGCTTTTTTAGATAGTTATAAATGATGTTGTCCCACATGCGAACCTGATAGAACACATCTGCATAGTTGACCTTAGCATCATAAGCCATTGTCAAGGCAAGTTCAATCAACTTCATCTTGTCTTCCAATCGGTCAACAAGTTCTACGTCAACAATGTTGTATTCAATGAACTTCTGCCACCCATGAGTATAGAAGTCCTTGAAGGTATCAAACTCAGAGTGATCAAGTTTCTTCTGCCCCAGTTCTACTTCAGCAATGTAGTCTAAACGATAAGACTCTTGTGCCTTGTAGGTAAACTTCTTGTACAGGTCCAGGTAGTCAAGTTGAGTCAATCCACCAACATCAAAGGTGATGTGCTCACGTCCCTGAATGAAAATCTTACCTTCAGTAACAAGCCCCCAGTTGGAGAAACGCTTCATCAGTTTCTCACCAAGAACACGATCCAGACGTTTGCAGATGTACGGGATATCAAACAGTTGAATGTTCCAACCAGTCACCACATCAGGGACATCTTGCATCCAATGATTGATGAAGTTACTGAGAAGTTCGTGTTCAGTATGGCAGTGATGATAGGTGACATTCTTCTGCTTATTAACAAAGGGTCTCACGCCCCAAGTGATAATCTCCTTGGTCGTGTAGTCTTGGATTGTAATTGCAAGAATCTCTTCTGAGGCTGATTCCACATCAGGGAATCCACGCTCAGCAGTGGTCTCAATATCAAGTGTTACCAGTTTGATTTGACTGATATCAAACTTGATTTCATCTTCTGGGTATTTTTCAGAGATGTATTGATAGATGTATCGATCATTGCCATAGATCTCAAAACCATCAATCTCATCATACGTCTTGTAAAACTCCCGGCAGTCGCGGACAGAACCAGGTTGGATTGCATCTACACTATCACCATTCAGTGTCTTGTATTTTGTGTCTACCTTACTCTTCACAAAGAGAGTAGGAGAAAACTCTTTATCTCTAATCTCAAATCTTCTACCATTTTCAACTCCCCGAACGAGGAACTGATTACCAATCAACTGAACATTAGTGTAGAAACGCATTACTTAGAAAGATCGATGTATTTTTCAAGTAGGGTAGGCATTGGGGTCAGCAAGAGTCAAAATCTTATCAGAACTGATAAGGAACGTATCCTGCTTTGTGTGATCTAGCATCCAAGGACAGAGATTGACATTTTCCCAAATCTCCATCGGTTTGATAAGTTTGCAGTCAGGTTCTCCAGGAACTGTTGCTGCAACTTCTTCGATCTCACTGATCAGTCTCTCGCTGTTCACCAGTAGAATCAGTTTGATTGTCTTGTCCATAGTTAAGAACGTCCTCGATGTACATACCTTTAAGTTTAGTGACCGGTTCAACCATAGTGATCAGCCAGTCGGATGGAACAGGGATATTGCTTTCTGCTGAAAGTGGCATCCATGGGAAGAGTGAGACCTCAAAACCAGACTTTCTAATTGTACCATTAGCGTCTTCTTCTACATCGGTCGGATTACGCATCTTGACAATACAAGGTTTCTCAAGGCGATATCCAATCACTCGCCGTTCATCGTCTTCTCCGACACACATCTCACTTACGTCTGCGATGATGTCTTCACCAGACTTAAACAGCATCAATTTGATTGTCATAGTCAGTATTTACCTCCTGGTAGTATAGCATGAAAAAAGAGGGGAGTCCACTGGATTGTGCCAGTGTCCCCTCTGCGGCGACGATATTTAATAGTATTTAGAACCAATCTTTGCGCTGGTGATGAGTAGGGACAATCCTACCCAAAATGATTGTCAATAACCCATCTTCAAAATCAACTGATCGAACTTCTGTATCGTCAGAGAGCGTCCACGCTCTAGTAAATGACCGTTGAGCCAGACCCTTGTGAAGGTAGTTTGTATCCGTTTCTTTGTCTTCCTTCTGACCTTCGACAAAGAGTTTACCATCTTGTGTGTAGACATTGACTTCTTTCTTCTTAAATCCTGCCAATGCAATCTCAAGTCTTGACTCTACGTTACTGACTGTTACTAAATTGTATGGAGGATAATTGGACGTTGTTTCGTGTAAATTAAATATCCTATCAAAGTATTCATCCATACCGATAGAATTTTTGGTAATCTTTTCCATTAGCTGCGGCAGATCGGCAGCACCGTACCTTAAGAGGTTGGACATTGTACTTCTCCTTAAAAGCGAGATTAGATTGTGTGGACCCTTTCGGCATCCGTTATATTTATAGCACAAACATGAAAAAAGAGGTATGGGGTAAACCACACCTCTCGTAA